TCCTTCTGAAGCCGCGAAGACTGTTGAGCAACTACTGAATCAGGCTACAGCGCCTGAAAAGTTTAAACTTGCAATTATGGATGCAGTACAGCAACAACCTAGTATAGCCGCGCAAGAAATTGAAAGTCTTTTAAAGACCGCTACGGCCCCAGAAAATTTTAAAATAGCCTTGCAACAGGCTATGCAGTCTCCAACAGAAGCCGCACAAAACTTTGAAAAGGGCATGAGAGAGCTTGTCACTGGCTCTCTACGCGAAGCGGAGGCTCTCAGGGGTAAAGACTTTGCTACAGAAATGCAAAAGCTCTTAGGGGATGTTACAGAAGATCTAGATCAGGTTATTACTGGTCTTTCAACAAAAGTTGTTGATAAAGGTCAGAATTTAACACCCGAAGATTTTTCAGACTTAACTGAAATCGACGAAATTGTTCGTCGTCTTGGTGGTGGGCAGGATACATACGATCAGGTTGTTGATGCCGCACTAGCCGCCGCCCACAAGAATGCGCCTGTTGAAGACAAAAGAAATCAATTTTTAAATGGCCTTTATAAAATATCAAGCCGATTTACTTCTAGTGTTTCTTTCGGAAAAGCCGCAGGATTTCTTGCGCCTTACACTGAAGTATCGCCTACAGCAAAACTGCTTATGGAAAAAGTAAACACTGAGTTTGCTCTAGGAACAGACCCAACAAAAAGTGTTATTGGTCAGCAAGGTCAAAAGCTTATTGAAGAAGATTATGCAGGAACGGCTAGGCTTTTAACAAATCAATTTATGGATATTTATAGGACTGCTATTCTGCCTATATCAACTAAAAGATTTAATAGTAAATTAGCTGTAGAAGTAAATGATGCTTTGTCATTATCTATTAGAGGGCAAGCTTCAGAAGCACAAGAATATTCTCAAGCCGTTAATATTGCGGCGGGCCAAATAAGAAAAGGATATCGCACTGCTGGTCGTTTGTTAGCTCGTGAAGGTTTTATAACCATGAGAGAAAACTATGTGCCTCGTCAATGGAAGCGTTCTGCAATAGAAGAAGATTTTGGTGGTGGCAGTGGCCCAAATCAATTTGCAAACCTTTTAGTAAAAGCTGGCGAAGCTAAAAACATAGACGGCGCAAAGAAAATTGTTAAGCAGATGCTAAATAAAAAAAATCAATTAGCAGGCGGCAGTGGTAATTATTTCTTTTCAGCAAAAAGAAAATTTGAAAACATTACCGATGACGCTAAGTTTGAGAAATTTTTAAACAATGATGTTAAGTCTACGTTTTATAATTATATGGATACGGCTGGACGAGCGTTAGCTAAAAAGAAAGTTTTTGGTGTTAATGGCTTTAAAGGTAAAAAAGGATTTGAAAATAAGTGGACCAATCAAATTGCTTTAGAGGTTGAACAGGCCACAGGCAAAAATTTTACTCTTGATGAAAAAAAGAGAATTAAAGATCTTTATCAAACTATTACATCTGAGTCTATTGATGCTGATGATGTAAGTGCAAAAAATAAATTTATCCAAGGCTATGAGCTTACTAATCGCTTAGGCTATCTAGCTCTTGCTCCTGTTTCTAGCTTGACAGAAATTATGTTAAACATAGGTGTTGCTGGCGGTTCTAATACTGCAAAAGGAATTGCCGCCGCACATAAAATTGGTTTGGGTAAACTAAATGAAGATTGGAATGAGTTGGTAGATACATGGAATTTGTCGTTTTTAAAAATTACAAGGGACACTCAAAAGCAACTTAAAGATCAATTTGGTTTAACAGAAGATGAATCTTGGAGAGAAATACAAAGTGTAGGACTAGCTTTAGAACAACAGCTTGCGTCTATGGCAGATCGCCTTGCAGGAGAAGAGTTAGCTAACGAAACAATGCAAAAGATTAGTAATAAATTTTTTAGATTTACTATGCTGGATCAATGGACAAAAATGGTACAGAACGCATCTTTTCAAACTGGTAAAATAATGATAAAAGAACATTTATCAGATATAGCAGAGCATGGAACTGCCCCAATAACACGAAGAATGCAAAACAAATTAGATGATCTTGCAGAACTTGGTATAGATGTAGAGCGTGGTAAAGCTTGGCTGGCTGATGGTGCAGATAAAAATGCAACATATTATCGTGATGTTGTAGACGGGGCCGCACGATATACAAATCAAATTATTTTACAGCCTGACAGAGCTTCTGGACTTAAGCCTCGTTTTCAATACACGCCGATAGGATCTATTTTCTTTAACTTGTTAGGTTATCCAACTGCCTTTACTAATAATATTTTAAAGCGTGGTGGTAAGCGCCTACTCAGAGATAAAGATATAGCGGCACAGACACTTGTTCCTACAGCTATTGCTATGACAGCGGCGGCAGGCTTTACAAACTATGCTCGTAATAGGGGTGAAGGATATGACGAAAAAAACGCCGCAGAGATTATGTATGAGTCTATAGCTCGCTGGGGAGGGAACGGTCTGCCCCTTGATGGTATTTTACGTGTACGTGATAGCGTAGAGTATGATGGTGTAATAGGTATTCCACAAGCCTTTCTAGGGCCGTTATATGGTGAAGTTGTAGACGCTGTAAAGTATGGCCCTGTTAGGGCTTTTGGAACTAAAGTTCCTTTTTACGGTGCAGGCAAAACAGTATTGGGTGCTGAGGCGATGGCTGATTATCGTAGTGCTTTGGGAGAAGGAGACAAAGCTTTACAAGAATCTATCGTGGGCAGACCTCTACGAACACCTTTTAAGAAAGGTGGTGAAGTTACAGATGTTCCACAAGTACCTTCGGAGCCTGATGAGCGTATAGATAAAATGACGGGACTGCCCTACAACGAACAAGCAGGTACTGCATTTACAGATGAAGAAGATTTTCCAAGAAGTTTACTGGCGAGGGCCGTGTAATGGCAATAGGCGCACTCACAAAAATAATTACAAGAGGCATCGTAGCTGGTGCAGATAATCTATTTGACGAAACTAAAGTTGCTGAAAAAATAAAAACCTCGACCGAAAAGTTAGAGTCTAGTTTATTTCTTAATCCTGATGTAGATGTTGATTCAACAGAATTAGCAGATTATGTTGAAAAATATGCAAAACATTATTCTGCGGGAGGAAGCTCTAAAAAATTAGATCCTGAAATAGAAGATATGGTACTGGAGCAAGACGTTGATCATTCTATCGCTACTCAACTAGAAAAAATGGTTGATGTTGATTTAGAAGGTTCAACATTTAATGTGTATAAAAGCCAGTTTAGTTCAGCAGATGAGGCGCAGGATTATGATCCTGAAGTTGACAGAGCTTTATATAATTATTTATCTGCTCGTCTTGGTAAGGCCGAAAACAATCGCTTGCTGTCAGAGAATGGTAGAGAAAAAGTTTTAACTAGGGCAATTGCTACTCTGAAAGGAATGCCTGAATATAAAAACTTGCGTGAGTCTATGCCAGATTTTGATGATTTATCTACACAGATGAAAAAACTTCCTGCCCAAATAAAAAATAAAGAAAAAGCCCTTGAAGATTTTTTAGCTGAGAGTGTTGAAAAGCGTCCACAATTTCGTGGCGTAAGCTCGCTTCAAGATACAGAGTGGGACGCTCGTTTCTGGATGACAAACGAAATTGGCCCTCACGTTGGTACACTAGGGCAAGCAAATTATTTTGGATTAAAAGCTCTGGTAGACGAACATGACTTTGGCAAACATATGGACGTGTTTTCAATGGGAATTAAAGGAAACAAACTAGGGGAAGAATTTGAGCGATCCGGTTTGTATATAAAACCAGAAGACTTTAATAAAATTTATGACTTAACTTTACAAGTTAATAATTATCTAGATGATTTTTTGAGAGATTTAGAATTAGATCCGAATGATTTAAAAGCCTATACTAAAATAAGTCTTGCAGAAACAGGCAAGATTGATACTACAAAATACCCCCCAACTAAAAGAAATCCAGAACCCCTTACCGGCTGGGAAGAAATTATAGAGGCTGTTGCTACTCAGTATTTAGGTATGGAAACAGGCAACACAACTAGAGATAACCTTCTTTTAAAGCACGAAACTAAAGCTGTTGCCCAACTTCTGGGTCAAATTCGTGGTTGGGGAGACAATGTTTATGGTAGTAATGTTCGTCCTGCCTCAATACAAAAAGGTTATGTAAATGTTAAAAACCCTTTAAAAATTGGCAATGATGGCAGTTGGAAAATTGAAACTCTATTTGATAAAGGTAATCTTTTAGACGAGTCTATTTTTGACAACGGCGGCATTGATATGTTTCTTGATGCAATGGCTGTTCAATTAAACACTTCCAGAGAAAGCTTATCAAAATCTATACCATTTAAAAAATTAAATGAAAAAGCACAGATGCTTTCTCAAACGTCTAGAGATATAGAAATTTCAAGTATTTCACAATTTGAACAAGCTCAAGCAATGTCTATGGAACTTGCGGGATTACATCAAGACTTCAGAAAATTTGTAGAGAGCTATGGCTTTGACAGTATTCAATATGTAAACCAAGTAGAACCTTCTTTTACAACAGACTCAGATAACTATTCTTATATTCTTTTTAAGCCAGAGCAGTGGAAGGCTGTCAGCGCAAGACGTTTTGATCCTAATGATAAGCGTTTTGGTGCGGCAGAAGGCGGCGTCATAGGTTTCTTTTCAAAGCTTATGAGTGACCAAGATGAAGTAAAAAGGCCAGCAAGCCGCGTTATAAAAAAAGGTGACACGCTCTCTCACATTTCTAGAGACACTGGTGTAAGCATAGCTGATCTTGTTAAGCTTAATAACATAGAAAACCCAGACCGTATCCGTGCTGGTGACACATTAGTTTTAGGATCAGAAGCTAGACCTCAAGCTCAACCTGCTAGGCGTGAAGTAAAAGAGCCAGAGCGCGCTGGTATAAGAGCGGCGGCGGTTAGAAGTACAAAAGAACAGCCCCCTGAGAAAAAAGGAACCGGAATAACTCTAATTCCTACCAACGCAAAAGCTTTTGGAAAATTTTTATTAGGTAATGTTTTAGGATTACAGCGTGACGGTGATGATATAGATGTTGGTAGTTTGGGACAACAACAACAAACTGTACTAAAAAATGCAATGTTGAATGCCAAAAAAGATGGACGAAGTTATGTAACATATAAAGACTACCCAACAATGGCAGATGGTCAAGCAGTAAATGATTTTTATAAACAAAAACGAGCAGACACCAACGTATATGATTTAGCAAAAGCATCTTTTACTGATCCTGTGTTTGAAATGTTTACATCGTTAGGCGCGTTTAATTTTAAAGAAACACCAGAGGGGCAGTTTGAAGTATTGCCAGATAGATATGATTTTGATAAATCAAAAAGTACAGCGCAGGGCAGGGCAAATCCTAAAGATGATTATTCTAAATTAACTTATTTAGGCCAAGACATTTCAGAAGACGAAGATGCCTATGGTTTTAACTTTAAAGGTAGAATTGACGTTGCCAAAGGTGGCAAGATCGACAAGAAGAAGATGGCCTGTAACAAGCCTAAGCGCACAGCAAGCCACCCTAAGAAGTCTCATGTTGTCAAAGCCTGTAAAGACGGCAAAGAAAAGATAATCCGCTTTGGTGAGCAAGGCGCTAAGACTGCTGGCAAGCCAAAGGCTGGTGAGTCCAAGCGCATGAAAGCCAAGCGCAAGAGCTTCAAAGCCCGTCACAGAAAGAACATCAAGCGTGGCAATATGTCAGCGGCTTACTGGGCTGATAAGGTCAAGTGGTAACGATACACAAAGTTGTATGGCACGATGCCTCTGGAGGCGCTAACACAGGCTGGAGAGACATCAGCGAACTAAAACAAATTACAACCGCCATAGCAGTTTCATGCGGAATAATAATACACGAAGACGATGACATAATAATTATATGTCCTCATATGCTTTTAGAAGATGGTAAGCCTGTACAGGGTGATGCAGAACTAGCAATTCCAAAGGCTTGGATAATTTCAAATGAGAAGATGTTAGGCTTTCCACCGGGAGATTAAAATGACTGTAGATATAAAAAAACTAGAAAGAAAAATGACGCCGCAAGCAAAACCAACAACGATTCCGGGAAAAGTTGTAGATGCGCTTGTTGGCGCGGTAGGTTCACCACTTGTATCCGGTCTTAATACTGTGGCCTCATATCACCCAAACCTTAACTCAGTAGGAGAAATGTTTGAACAAACAATAGGCGGTGCGGCAGTTTCACCATCCTCTTCTACAAGCCCTAGTACACCAAAATCACCTAGAACAAAAGCTCAACAGGAAGGAGATCGTCAATTTGCCCTAGATACTGCAAAAAATACGCGGGACACTTCAGCATTAGAAAAGCTTTCGTCATCTAATCCTAACATTGCTCGCGGAGACTTTGATCGTACAGCTAGAGCTAAAGGCGGTGTAGTTTCTTATAAGTCTATATCAGATATGGAACATGGCTAATGCAAAGTATTTTTGATTTAGATCGTGACCTTTTTAAAAAGGGCGGCAAAGCAAAAAAGAAAAGTAAAGTTAACGAAGCAGGTAACTACACTAAGCCTACTATGCGTAAACGCTTATTTGAAAAGATTAAAGCGGGTAGCAAAGGTGGTAAGCCGGGGCAGTGGTCTGCACGTAAAGCACAGATGCTTGCTAAACAATACAAAGAAAAAGGCGGCGGTTATAAATGAAAAAATCTCAAAAGTCTTTAGCTGATTGGACAAAAGAAGATTGGGGTACTAAGTCTGGTAAGCCTTCAACGCAAGGCTCAAAGGCTACAGGAGAACGCTATCTTCCTAAGAGTGCTAGAGATTCTTTATCTTCAGCGGAGTATGCGGCTACTTCCGCAAAGAAAAGAGAAGACACAAAAAAAGGCAAGCAATTTTCAAAGCAACCTAAAAAGATTGCAAAAAAAACTGCTCGCCACAGGGCTACTACAGGCGGTCTAATTACATCTGCAATGGATGTCAGCAAACCCTGTTAATAGCATCTAGCTCTGACTCTAATTTAACGTGTATATCCCCCGTAATTTCTTTAAAGGATCTAATAGCCGCACGAATTAATACTTGAGCTTCTTCTTCCTTGAAGGCTTTGGGTATATGTTCATCCGGTAATTCAGTTTGCTCAGTCATTATCAAGCCTTCTGAATCTACTAATACACGGAAGCCTATTATTGTTGCATCTTTTAACGGCATCAGAGTTCGCAAGCCCCGCCAACACAAGCTAGTGTTTGCGCTCCTTCAGTGAAGTCATCAGCCTCATTAAGATTCCAATCAAACTCTGTTGGAAAACCTTCAACCATTTCATTGTATTGCTCTTCTGTTATTTGCTCATATGGTGCTTGAGCATAGCTATGTTCGTCATACGGTAAAAAAGATATACCTGATATATCATCAAAGTTATTGTATACCCAATTACCAATCTCCAAAAACTCTGAGTCCCTATAGTACACAGTAATACTAGGCTTGTGTTCACACCAATGCTTCTGGTACTTAGCCCACAACTCTAACTGTTCCATCCCTGTCTGCTCTGAGGCAAACACAGCGCTCTCTGGAGCCTTCTTAGGGAAGGAGAATACCTTAGTACTGGGTGAAAAACTATCTTTCTCACAAGGCACTCCAGCGTCTTCTAAGACAGCACATAATGGGTCACGCATATCAGCCCTAACCCGCCGAATATAGAAAGGGGCATAGCGTCCGTGGATGCCTGATGCTGAATCAACTAACTGAGAGACTGTGCCGCTAGGCTTAACACAGGTAATAGCTGTACTCTGAGAAATACCTAAGCGTTCTGCCCACTCTTTATTTGTTTCAATAGCGATGTCACGTAAGTTTTCAAGCAGTCCATCAAGATTTTTGTTCTCAAGAGTAAGCAAAGGATTGTCAAGAATACCTGTTAGGCTTACTCCTAAGAGCGCCTCTTCTTGGGTGTTGGCTTTCCAGATTCCTCTGAGGTATCGGAAGTCCGTGAGGGTAGCTTGGAGAGTACCCAAGATAGTTGCAAGACGTACTTTTCTCCCAAGAGATCTAGCCGTATCTTCCGGTCTGACGACAACTTCTGAAAGGTTGCAAGTTTGGGATTTTCGTAATATAATTTCGGAACAGGGATTCGTACCGAAATCTCTTTCACTATCTCTTCTACCATTTCTTGAAGCTTGTTTTTGACTTGCGGCTCTACTGAAGATTCCTCGTTCTCCACTTTTTGATTCATAAAGACTTCTCCATTCATCTAAAAATAATTCAAAAGAAGGCTTGCTGTTATAACAAGCACTGTTATTTGCAAGGCCACGCTGTGCCTCAGTATTATACCATGCTCCATGCTTTGCTTGTCGTAGTGCATCGTCTGATAAATCAGATAAACTAATTAAAGCTGATCGTCTGACTCCTCCGACAACGACGATTTGAGCAATCTTACAGCAAAGATCGTGGCATTCAAGGGACGTAAGCTTTCGTCCAGCCGCTCCCGTAAATAATCTAACTGTAAATTTGAAGAGGTCGATAAGAGGTTCTGGGCCGCTTGCTCTACCTCCAAAAGTTTTGAGTGAGGCACCCGCAGGTCGAACTCTAGTTGTATCCCATTCTGGTATTTGACCTGAATACAACAACGATACCAATTCCCTAAACGATTTCGCCCATCCAACTTTTGAATCCGGTACGTGTATGACTGTATCTGTTGCATGGAAATCCTCTGCGATCTCTGGAAGTTTAGAAACGTATTGTTCTTCTACGCTATAACCAACACCTGTACCGCACATAAGAACATACATCATTTCATCAAAGCAACGTGGGCTATCAATAGCAAGATAACTACAATTAAACCCTGCCATGTTGTCACGATCTAATGCTTCACCAGCGGTCATCAAAGCCCTCATAGACGGCATGACTTCAAGATCGTGGATAGCTTTAAATATTTCTACACGCTCATCATCATTGAGTTTATCTCCCCAATATTTAATGTAGCGCGTTATTGTTTCTTTCCATGTTTCTCTACGCTCCTCACTTGGAAGGTATCGTGCGTAACGGCTTTTGTGTATGTATTCTTGATAGGCGTCCAATGTTATTCCTCCATCTCGTCAATATTATTTAGGTCATTTACATTTAGTTTATATTTATTTCTTTTTTTTATTGGTTTATATTTGCCGTCTACTTTTTCTTCGTGTTTTTTTCTTTTGTGACGACTAAATTTTTCTAGGCGCTCCTGCTTTCGATCATTCATCATCACCTATGATCTCCCTCTTTGAAACATCTATCCAGCTTTCTGGAATACTATCTTCAGAAAACCATCTAAAACCTTTAGAAGAAGCCCACTCAGAATGGTTACGTCTTGTACCATCCTTACGGCGCTTTGCTTGTGGCATGGGAGCATTGGGATCTGCAAATAAAAATACTAGCTCTATGTCTTCTGGTAAAGCTTTAGCAATCCACACATACTTATTATATTCTTGATGATCCCAGAAGCGGCCTTTAGCTTCAAGATATATTTTCTTGCCGTCTACTATGCGGATGAAGTCTGGATGATAAGTATGCTCGACAATATATTCTGCCTTTTCAGAATGAATCTTCCAATCATTGAGGATGCCTGAGTGTAGCTCATACTCCCAATTAGAATCATATCCACGAACAGGTGCTTTATCGACAGGCCGTTTGACACGCGCCTTCCTATAACCTTTTTTTATTTTTGGTTTCAATGTAATGTTGGTATCCCTTCAAAGTGTAAATGTAATATAGTATACAACTCAAACAAGAGATCATCATCTATTGTTTCTTCGTCTGCTAACTGCTTGGCGCAGAAAAAAATCAAAGCCTCTATTGTCAGTACTTTCATTTTAAGTCATTCATACAGTAACTGTCTAGCTTTTTCTGCGGGTTTTGTCTAAGCTTTCTTTTTAATTTACGCTTAACCCAACGTGGCGAAAAAACAGAATTTAAAATGGTCTGTCTGTTCCAGTAATAAGCATTCTCAGGAACATATTCTTTGTAGTTTTTGCGTACAATCTGAGAAGCTTGCTCTTCCGATATAACACTACTGAGCCATTCAAGAAAGATGTCAATTGTTTTTTGATTTATTTTTTTAGAAAGGCGTCGATTCATTAAACACCTCCTCAACCCTTGGCGCAACTTCTACGTGAGTTAGGTACGTCGGCCCATTAGAATATTTAAAAACTCTAAGCCCTGTACCGTTGTTAGCATCTTTGTAGCATTCAAACTTATAAGCACAGTAATTACAGTTGCGATGTATTTTCATATTACCTTTCTTGCCTTCTGGCACAGACTCATAGCATCGTGGTGGAGGCGTAGCCAACTTCAAGGCTTTCTTTACATCTTGTATTTGTCTATTGATAGCAGGCTTGTCAAGCTCTTCTGGGCGATAAAGACATAGCTCCCCACTCTCTTTATTAATAACAAGAAAGCCGCCCTCAGAAGACTTCTCAGCCTCCTCATAGCCTGCAAGCTGTGACATATATCCGAAAGGATCGTCTTCAGCTAGGCGACCCTCACGGAATTTATTAAATGCAAACTTAGATGCAGTCTTTACATCAACCACTTCACCATCAATCTTACAATCAATGTGGCCTTTAATACCTTTGACTGTAATTTCTTTTTGCTCGTCAGTGACATTGTGTCCTGCGGCACGAACAAGCATCAAAAGAATTTCTTCTAGGATGTGACCGTAAAGAAACTTTATCTGTAAAGATGGGTGAGGTGTTGTGCTTTCTGTTGGTATATTCTGCTCATACCAAAGCTGTCTGGCAGGCCGACCAACATTAGACATACGCAGAGAAAACTCTGAGTTTCTTTCTGATGGTCTAGCCCAAGCCAGAAGGGAATCTTTGATACGTGATGCGGTCATGTCCAGATCTTCATCTGATAAATTAAATGCTTTCCCTTCAAATAACTTATCAAGCTGTCCATATATGTCGTCAACTAATGTGTCAAGTTTCATTTCCTATGCCTTACGAATCGACACTTACGTGTCTTTGAATTGTAGTGGAGGTACTGCACACCAAGTTCTTTTTGAAGTGGAGTCTTTGCAGAGAGCCTACCGTCTTTATAAGACTTCACATCTATCAAAGTGACATCACCCTCTGGGGTTAGGGCAACAATGTCCACTGGCCCTGTACACCCACAGTTCTTGAACACATGATAGCCGTTGTCCCACAACCATGTGATGGCGTAATGTTCTGCTAAATCACCGATCCTATTTGGTTCGTGCTGTATCTTCATTGGCTTTATCCTTATTATTTTTTAATTCAAATAACCATTGTTGACCTTGCCGTTCTGCATCGACAAAAATAGCAATGGTAATAAAAAACATCGCTAGTAAGATTAGGTGTGCATAAACACTTCCACCAAAGTAATACCAGCTTCCAGCCCATAAAGCAAACGTAGCACTCCACGCCACAGACAAATAAAACATTAAGAAGAATCTAGTGGTGGGGTCAGGTATATGTCGCAATGGATTTATCTTATGGTCAAAGATATAGTTGTACCAATCATACAACCACAGGCCAAACTTTTTCATTTTTCAAATCCTCTATATTTTTTAATTCTTTTATTGGTAGGTTGTAGCAGTCTGCACTTACCGTCCAGCCATTGCTTGGGTCTGTTTCACCCTTCTTTAAAAAAACTGCCCTATCAAAATACTCTTCTTTTGGAAGATATCCCAATATCCAACCCTCCCCCATGTTATTTAATATGCGCGTAAACACATAAAAATTACAGGCTTGTTTTGTATTAAACGCGGCGATAGAGCATTCGTAGTTTGGTCTTGGGGGCGTATTAACCCTTTTTGTTTTAACGTCAATAGTAAAGGACTGTAATCTCAAATCGTAATCATAGGTGTTTTCTATTGTAGCTCCTAAAAAATTAGAGACTATTATCTCGCCAAGAAACCCGTGAGTGCTTCCCTTCCCAGATGTGATAGAATTATTTATTATTCCCATAGCATCTGCTTTTTCTTTTGCAATGTCTATAATATCCTGAGATATATTAGTGTGTTTCACTCCAGTTATCTCCTATCTTGTATTCACCATCAAGAGGACAAAATAATTCTAGTCCGACACCTGCTTGCCTTATTGCATCAACCCCCAGTTGTCCTGTTGAATCAG